TAGCATCTTCAATTTTCATTTGAACCGGCGGCGTTTTTTGTGTAATATGAGAAGCACCGCGTAAGAACCCAACGATACCTAATTCTGAAGCCACCTTACAGAATCTAATAGCAGACACTACAACTGCACCTGAGTTTGGAGAATCTTGAACTGATAATCTAGCAGTCAATTCATATCTAGCGCCGGCAAACCCGTAAGCTACAATATCAATATTGGCTATTTTATTATCAGAACCAACATAAGTTCCTCCTGGTTTTTGAATAACCGTTAGCGATGGTCCGGCATATAAAGTCATACCATCGATAGATGTGTTTCTTACACTATTTTGACCTTTCAGAACATTTTCTTTAGAAATATGTTTAGACTCTAATCGGTCAGTTTTAGCCATATTCAAGAAGTCTGTGTTAGCCGTTCTACCGGTACGGATATTTTCTTGTCCCTGAGTTGTACCTGCCGCCATATTCATTTGGATATGTTGGGTAACTAATAACCCAGCGTCAAGCATTCCACCCTGTAATATTTCAGATAAACGTGACGCACCGAAACCAGAACGCATATCAGAACCAACAATAGTTAACCCCGCGTCTATGAATTTTTGCTCGACAATCTGAGCTTCTTCCGTAGAAATGAATGTAGGGATACAGTTAACAAAATGGCACCCAGCTTGAACTGCTGCATCAATATAGAATTTACTTGCTTCATGTGAACCTACTGGAAGATAGTTGACTACAACGTCAACTTTATGGTATTTTAACAATTCAACGACACGTTGAAAAGATTCTGCTGGAATAGCGCCGGTTCTAAAGGAAACGTTTTCTGGGTAGTCTAACATATGAGGAGCAACACCATCTAACTCTGGTCCAGAATAAACGATAGCGCCCTTTGGTACACATGCATCTGATATTTCTAATACATGATCCATAGAGCAATTTGGATTTGCTCTTAATGCTTCTTTTAATGGTAGGTTAACTTTGCGGATATCAACATCAAACCCACACACAAATTCAATATTGTTAACGGTATAACCGCCGATATCTGGATACATTAAACCGACTGTATCGTTTTGATTTTCTATGTAATATTGAACACCTTCCACTAAAGATTTAGCGCAAGAACCGATACCTACCAATGCTACTCGTATTTTTGACATTTGTTATTCCTCAATGAAAATAATATTATAAATGATTTATTGTAAAAAGTAAAGTTCTATTTTTACTAAATATTTTGTACAAAAAAAGCCACTCGCGGACTCCTACATCCCAGTGGCACTAATCATTCTATCGATAAAAAGGATCTATCATGACCAGCACAAGTATTTATACTCCCATCACACCCACCTATCTGTACATCAAACAACACTCCATCACCAAAAAGAAATATTTTGGTAAAACTACAAAAACAAATCCATACACATACAATGGATCTGGCACATATTGGCTCAAACACATTAATAAACACGGTAAAGAACATATCGTAACTTTATGGGTTTCGGATCTATACTATGACACATCTATCATCGAGATTGCCTTACAGTTTTCTGCTGATAACGATATCGTCAAATCTAAAGAATGGGCAAATCAAATACCAGAAAATGGGCTACATGGTGGAAGTGTGAAAGACAGAAAATGTACAGATGAAACCAAAGCCAAAATGTCTGATTCACATAAAAATAAACGCCTTACAGAAGAAACTAAAGCCAAACTGCGTAAACCTAAGTCAGAAGAACATAAAGCTAACCTGCGTAAGCCTAAATCACAAAGTCCAAAACGTAAACCACATCCACAAATTACATGCCCACATTGTGGTAAGACTGGAGGTGCAAATAATATGAAACGATATCATTTTGACAATTGTAAATTAATGATTATTTCGATGCATGTATCAGTTGTTTTATAGTTTTTAATAGACTAAGGGCAGAAATTTGGCTCGTTAGAGGTAGCTGCCCAAAACTAAATTATATTATAATGAGTTTTAGTGTAAAAGTAAAGCGCTTTATTAAACAAAAAACTCATCAAATACATCATAAGATTGATTGATATAATCATCAATCTTTTTAAGTATAATTTTATCAAAATCAGAAGTTTTTAACCAACTTGGGTCAATATCTAATTCATTATACATATTTGGCATATCATCAAAATCTTCATGTAAGTTAATCATCTGACCGGTTAATTTACACAAATCTCTTAATGGTTTAGATTCCCTGTTACCAGAGACTAACGGAGAATGACTTTTAACCGCTATAGTAAAAAACGCATCAAAATTAACATGTTCCCATCTTTCTTTTAACCATAACGCCCTAGAAACATGATCACCACTACTGTGTCCAGCATAATCCCCGCCTAATACCAATTTTTTATACTGGCATAAATGAGATTCTAACAAAAAATTAGAAAATATTTCACGATTATCATCATCAATATAATTTAGCGATAAATCGTACAACTCTTTTTCTTTTTCTTTGATCCATATAATTTCTTCTTCAGTTAATTTAGCGGTATCTTCGTATGCATCATCAACCTTATTGTACAAATATAATAACCCTTTTCGCACAGACCAACAAGAAGGATCGGTAGCTAATACAGATTCTGGTTTAATATATAAGCCAGCCGTTTCGAATAGTGTTTGACAAGTTATCCATGCTGTCATTCTACCATATTTATAGAAAGATAAACACTTATTAAATGTAAGATAAAAATCTTTACTAGGATCTCCACTTAAATCGTTATTGAAAAAATTTTCAATAGTACCGTAAGGCGCTATGATTTCTCTCAATGATTTAACTTGCTCTACAATTCTTCCTTTATTGTATTTTGTATCTTTAGCATATTTTTGGATTTCCATATTGCTAAGATTCCACTCTGTAAGTTTATCAAAGTCAATATCCCAAAAATTAGGAAAATTCCAGTAAATAACCCATGCCATTTCAGACTGATACGTCATACCAAATATTAAAGAAAACCAATATTGTTGCTCTTTAGTCATTGGTAAACCAGTAGGCGACATTATACCGGTAGCATCTCTATATGCGTTGTTACAAACATAATGGTCTAAATCACCCCAACGCATTCTCCATTTTAACCATCGTAAAAATCCTTCTATCCTGAATTCAGGTTCTCGCCAATCAACATATGGTTTATTTTTTTCATCTTTATGTATATATTTCACATAAACTCCTCAAGATTATGTACAGCAACAGGATGTATAGATCTAATAATATCACTTAAATTATTTAGAGCAACTTCCTTTGAATTATTTTTTACTAATTCATTTTGAATACTTAGCCGATCGTCATATGTGTAATTTATACATTTATCAATAAACGCCCTAATTTCGTCAATATTTTTTGTGGTATAGTATTCCCAGGCAGTACCTTTACCATTTGGCATATACATTGTAGAAGCATGTATACCGGTGGGTGCGTGAAGTATAACAGGAACACCATAGCTGAAACTCTCAAATGCGGTTATACCCGCCGATTCAATAGCAGATGTTGAATAATACAAACTGGATTGCTTTAATATTTCTAAAGTTTTTTCTCTAGAAATATTTAAGTGCATCCTATCAACAATATTTTGATTGCTTTCTAATCTTTCTGTAAAATATTTTTTTGTATCCTTTTTAGGGTTATCCGGAATAGAAGTTACTAGGTTATATTCTATGTTGAATTTTTTTCTAAAAGTTTCAATACGATGTGGAGATTTATTATCTTCTGGTCTACCAATTGTAACACATTTTTTGTTAGGTGTTTCAATTAACGAATCGACAGATTCAACATACTGAAAGTTTATCCACCCATCAAATTTAAATTCAGAATCCCATAACTTTTTAATCTCAAGTTCTTTACAGTTTTTTGAATAGTTAGATACGGCGTAAACCTTACCGCCTATTTCTTGAGTTTTGAACGCTAAGTTTGTAAAAAATCCTTCATGATATAGTTTATGAAGCTGATTAGATCTATGGTCAATAAATAATGACGGTATCCCAAGAGAATTTGATAATTTCAGTATTTTTTCTGAACCGTGATTAATAATAACATCAGGAGATTCAGACTTTATTTTTTGAATAATATCTTGATACAACTGTTTTTTATTTTTAGTCCAATATTCTAAACCCTCAGAGGGTAGAATGGGAATCCATTCATCACCCTCCAAATTATCAGAAACAGAACAAAAACTTTTAATGTCAAACGTTGACCTTAATAAATTATGTGTATCAACTACAACCTTTTCTATCCCGCCCATAAACGATCCCGTTTTTGAAAATATACCAAACGGAGAAGAATGTACGTTCAAAACTTTCATTAAAAGAATTCCTCTAGTGATGTACTTTCATAGGCGTTTTTAAGCCAAGGGTGATACTTATCTAACCACTCATCACCATTAGGCTGTTTTTTAAGATAGTCGTACCATTCTTTAGCCTTAGAATAATCGCCTTCTTTAGATTCATGGTCAGCCCACATTCCTGGAGTAATACCGTTCCATCTAAACCGTTGGTCTTTATGGTCTGGGTCATTTTTTCTCGATTCAACAAAATTGAACCGGCAATCTTCGTAATCATATGAACCTAAATTTAGCATATTTTCTCTGAAGTAACAAATAATAGAAACACGCTCAGCCAATTCATCATGTTTAAAGATAGGCGTATTACCATGCATAACTTCATGATTATTAACCAACAATAAATCAAGAGGTCTAACGTTAACCGCTACTCTGTATTCTGGAAATACTAGATAGCCACCTGAATAGTTATCATTAACAGATAACACTAGCAAATTAGATAAGCCGTCATTTAAATCGCCAGCATCGTAATGAGCCGCAGTTCTAAAGGTATTATTCACTGTTAACGTAGTAAACACCGTGCCTGGAACCAAAAACTTTTCATCAATTTTATCAGCCGCCGCTTTTTGATTACCCCAGCGCCATGGCAATAAGGTTTTAAAGCCGTTATTCAACGATTGAATAAAAGGGAAACATTTAGAAAACTTTTGGAACTGATAATTCGTATATGATGTTGGGCGACCATAAGGTATTCTAGGATATCTGTCAAACCAACCCGCTACACCAGAATTACATGGAACGGCATAGTTTGTACTAGAGATAAACTCTTTAGCAACCATTTCAGCTTCAGCTTTAGCCGCGTCGCGAGGTAACTTAGAAGTTGCTTCTGCCCACTCATCAAAGTTAAACCCTTCAGGCAATTTAGAAGGTAACCAAACCTGACAACGAATTTCGTTATCAACATAATGAGCATTTTTGATTTTGTCAAACTCATCACCTTCGTTATACAAATCATCGATAGGATTAATGAAATAATCAAGAATAGCATGTTCTTTAGGCTTAACCCTAATACGACCAGAGTTATCGCTAAACACCCCATCAACATTACCTGTATCCTGAAAAGTACCAGCGGCAAGACCTCTGTTATTAGATAATGTAGCAGCATCTCTTAATCCTTCATACGCCCAGTCGTGCTCTTGTTTAGAGAAAAAGTTTTTTCTAAACTTAAAGGCTATACGAAGTTCATCTTGACCTTTATCGCATGTATTACATTCTGACTGACAATCTACTTGAGTTGATAAATCACACACAGCAGGCATGTAACAGTCGGTATCTTCTTGAACCAAAATATCAAAATGAGATTCATCAAGAAATCTACCTAATAGGTGCTCACAATCTAATTTAGATTTAGCAACAATAACATTAACCATAATTCAAATTCCTCTTATAAAAAAATAATTATACTTTAAACGGACGCCAAAGTAAAGATATTTAGACTAAAATTTGAAGCCATTTGTTTCAATTTTCTTAGTTTTAGATTGAAAGCCGTTATTAGTATCAACGGTGCCGGCACCTGATATATTATGCTGGGCGGAGCTTTCAACGTCAAACAATCTCATCTTACTTCTATCTATACCGATAGTGAACCGCTTATAATAAGAAATGTCATTGTATCTATTTTTCAACTGCTTAACCATAATCTGACCCATTTCTTCCAACTCTTCAGTAGACATTAAGCCTATGAATAAATCTAACGTATGGGCAATACCGATAGACTCACTTACATTGGTCAAATCCATATCCGTAGAAGTTTGCCCCTCACGATTAGGCTGAGTCGCGGTAACAACAGGCACATTGTATTCAACCGCTAACCCGCGCAACTCCTCAGCGATAGACTTAATCAGCATATAAGAATTAACGCCGCTACCGTACTTCATTCTTTGCGAAGCACAGATATTCAAATAGTCAATACAGATAAGGTCAGGCTTGAAGTTCTTTTTACCCTTTAACTCCTCAAGCAAAACTCTAAAATGACCGGCATGAGCTGATGACGTAGGATACTCTTTAATGATTAGCTTACCCGTAGTCTTTTCCATCAACCTTTGAATTCTAGTTTCAAATACAGGTCGTTCAACAGTTTTCAACTCTGTGATAGGGATATTCAGTAAATTAGCATCAATACGTTCAGCGATACGTTCTTCAGACATTTCCATCGT